CTTACCTAAAGATCAAAGATACGCAGATAGGCTGGCAGAAGAATTGGAATTGATAAGAGATCAGAATTTCGCCAAACACTTTTTACGTGTGCGAGAAATATTGGATCTCACAACAGACATACCACACATCACTAGAGGATCAGCAGGATCCAGTTTGGTATGTTGGCTCATGGCGATCAGTGATTTAGATCCCGTAGCAGAAAACATTCCCATCGCACGTTTTATGAATCCCAAACGTGACGACCTTCCTGATATTGACTTGGACTTCCCGCACTGGCAACAGGCCACTGTGATGAATCGCATATTCAAACGATGGCCCGGAAGAAGCGCCAGAGTGTCAAACTATGTGATGTACAAAGAGAAAAGTGCCAAACGTGAAGCTGCCAAACGGTTGGGCGCCAAAGGCACACTCAAGCGTGGATTTGAATTCCGAGATGTATTACCACAGCAAGAGATAGAAGAAGCTGAAAGAGTCACGGCCAAGCTCATGGGTAAGAAACGCTGTATCTCCAAACATTGTGGTGGCATCTTGATATTTGACAGAGCTGTGCCCAAGAGCTTGATCAACGGCGACAATCAGATCTTGTTGGACAAATATGAAACTGAAGACCTTGAACATTTTAAAATTGATATTTTGGCCAATCGTGGTCTCAGTCAGTTGTGGGAAATTGATCAACGTCCACTCACAGACTATCCCGAACTGGATGAAGCTACCAGCAACTTGTTGGCCAGAGGTGATGTGTTGGGTGTGACGCAAGGCGAAAGTCCTGCTATGAAACGCTTGTTTAGAGCACTCAAAGTCAAGAGCAAAAGTGATTGTACGTTGGCCACAGCACTGATACGTCCAGTAGCCACACAAGGCAGACGCAAAGCCAGTGCTTTCCAAGACTGGAGTGCAGATAGCATACAGCAGGACACAGTGGTGTTTGAAGATGATGCCATAACCATGATAGCTGACATTCTAGAATGTGACATGTACACAGCTGACATGTGGCGACGTGCATTTGCCAAACGTAACGAAGAAAAGATCTATGAGTTCATGCAGTTGATTGGCGATCATCCCAAGCGAGACAAGGTGTTGACCAGCTTGAGAGAACTCAGTCATTTTGGACTGTGCAGAGCACATGCCACCAACTTGGGCAGATTGATATGGGCCTTGGCCTATCACAAGGCACACAACCCCAAACAGTTCTGGCAGGCTTGTCTAAAGCATTGCGAAGGATCATACAGCAAATGGGTGTACTGGCAAGAAGCCAAACTGGCAGGTGCTGTTCATGCACCACTTGAAGGTGGCGAATGTCAAGAGCTGGCTCGCACTGGTCGCTGGAGTAGCAGTAACTTTATTCCAGCCTGCACTGAAATACGCCGTCCTGGAGAAGTTGAATTCATAGGGCTTGTGGCCAACTATAGAGTTTTTAAAAGCGGAGCCAAAGACTACATTACCTTTGCCACATTGGGCACGGGCAATGGCAGATATTTGGATGTGATGTTGCCACATGCTGTTTCATTTAGAGATCAACCAATCTTGTGGGGAAAAGGCCGTTTGGACTTTACAAACAGTAGTGAATGTGTTAAAGTATACAAAAGCAAGAGATTGCATTTAAAAGACATAGAGCATATCACATAATGGCCAGACTACACATATATCCACACAACGAGCCCCGACAGGATCTGCATATTGTAGCAGATCCAGCCGCACTAAGAGCCTTGGGCAATGCACTTATCAAGGCAGCACAAACACCACAGGGATTTGAACGAGTGAAACTACACACCAGCGACGGGCATGAATACACAGCAATGATTGTGGCAGACGTAAGCGAGGCGGAATGGCAAACTATTTCTCCTGCGTATGCCCAATCTATGGTGCCAAAAATTACTGCGTTGGAAGATTACCAAAGCCTGCGTAAAGAATTACAAATGGCGATGGAAACAAAGCCACACCAACGTGGACTGTAGTACAGTTATAGAGATAAGAAAGCCCCTTGCGGGGCTTTCTTATGGCGAGCAAGGACCTATAACAAATCCACTGGCATCTGGTCTACAAGTTGTAGGCAACGGTGTGCAAGGGCCAACAATAAAACCATCAGTACAATAATTGATTACTGGTTGAGTAATGCGAGTAGGCCCTATTACTACAGGCGGAGATATAGTAACCGTTGGGCCTACTACTGGTCCTGTTACAAATGTCACAGTGGGTGGTGTGGGTATAACAGGACTAGGAACAGTGCCGCTGGGGCCGACCACAAACTGTGGTGCGGTAGGCGTTTGAGTTTGCGGCCCTACAGTAAACGGCACTGGCAAATTAGTAGGGTCTGATAATTTTACTATTTGTGGTTTTGGTGGTTCTGTCGTAGTGCCTCCACCGCAGGCAGTTAATACTGTTACTAATAACAGTAATGCAATTTTTTTCATAAGAGTTTTCCTTTATGTTAGGAAACTCCTTAAGAAAAAGCTCTCTAAGCAGGCCTTAGAATCTGGGAACTTTGTCCTAATAACAATCTGTAAGTCTCGGTATATTTATTTCGATAGGTGTTGTACTTTTAATAATTGATATTACAACACTATTACAGTACTGTTTTTACAATAAATATTGTATGAAAACCAAAACCTATCGTAGCATTTTCATTAGTGACGTACATCTTGGCACAAGAGACAGTCAAGCTGACAGGCTCAACAACTTCCTTAAAAATAACACTTGCGATACCCTATATCTTGTAGGAGATATAATTGATGCCTGGCGCATACAACAGAACAAGTGGCGATGGAAGCAAAGTCACACCAATGTTGTTCGTCGTGTATTAGGACATGCCAAGCGCGGTACTCGTGTTGTTTATATTGCAGGAAATCATGACGAGTTCCTTCGGCCAATGATACCTTATGGTTTCTCGTTTGGATCAATTGAAATACACAATCAAACTGAACACATAGGTGCAGACGGCAAACATTATCTTGTAGTACATGGAGATCTGTTTGACGGTATTACTAGACTAGCACCTTGGATAGCATTTTTAGGAGACAAAGCATATGATATCGTTTTATCGCTCAATAGTAAGTTCAATTGGATACGCCATCGTTTTGGTTTTGGGTACTTTAGCCTTAGCCGGTATCTTAAAGGACGAGTAAAGAAAGCCGTAGACTTCATATTCCATTTTGAAAAGAATCTAGCTGCCTACTGCAAGAAGCGTGGGTTCGATGGTGTAATCTGCGGACACATACATCATGCAGAGATCAAGGATATAGATGGAGTTATCTATATGAATGACGGCGACTGGGTTGAATCATGTACTGCCCTTGTTGAACATTGGGATGGCCATTGGGAAATTATAACTTGGACCAAGGAGAAAGATCATGTGGATACTGATACTGATAGCAATGCACACGACCAACCCAAGCGATCAACCCGGTAGGATAGAACTTGAATTTAAAGATCGTGTTAGTTGCGAACTTGCACTAGCTTCGATGAAGTGGGAATTAAAATTTAAAAATTTTAAGGTAGAAGGCGTATGCAAGAAACAATGATATTCAGCGATAAAATAACTATTGTGATTCCGTGTAAAAATGAGGAAAACTATATTCCTTATCTATTAACGCATCTACGCAATCAAATGATAGGCAGTACTAAAATCATCATTGCAGATTGTTCAACGGACAATACCCGTGAAGTTATTCAATTGATGAAAGGTAACTTAAATGTAGAAATTATTGATGGCGGCCCAGTTAGTATTGCTAAGAACAATGGTGCTAGACTAGTCACTACACCTTACATCTTATTCATCGATGCTGATGTACGCTTCTTTAAGGATGCAGTTATCCGTGATGCTGTTAAATTAATTGAATCTAAGAATTTAGATCTTATCGGACTAAACATCAAATGTTATGATCAAGACATACGAGCAAAGATCGGGTTTGCAGTGTTCAACGGTATCAATCGTATTCTAAAACATTTTAGCCCATTTGCTGTTGGAGCATTTATGCTGACTCGCAGAGATCGTTTTGAAGAATATGGCGGCTTTCCTGAAAACTTGTTAACAAGTGAAGATTACTTCTTGTCCAAAAAATATAATCCTAGGAAGTTTAGAATTGTTCGACACCATTTTGGACAAGACTCGCGTAGATTTAAAAAGATGGGCTATATGGGCATGGGCAAATACCTAGTTAAGAATTTTATCAATCGTAATAATAAGGCCTACTGGAACAGTTTAGAACATAACCGATATTGGAGTTGATGTAATCTCAGTGTAATCACTTAACACTTAAATAGATGTGTACCGTAGTGGTACACACTCATAAAACCTTAAGGAGTATCACATGAGATTTGAAGACCTAGCCGCAAGATTAGTTTCCGTAGAAGCCAAATTAGCCAACCTAACTGGCACCACAGTTAACACAGACAATGCCACAAGCGTTGAAGAATTAGATGCAAGATTGACCCTTGTTGAAGTTCAAGTTGATCAATTGATCACTGTTAAGACTCAAGAACATGTTGATGCTATCATTGCCGCAGTTGCAAATGATGCACCTGTAGCTGTTGAAGAAGTAGTTGCATTATCTGCAAGTGCTGACCATGCAGAAGCAGCTGACATCGTTGCAGATGTTGTTACAGCACAATTTGAAGCAGCGCCAGTTGAGCATGATGAAGTTGCTGATATTGTTTCAGCCGCAGTTATGGCAGTTGTTGCCGCTGAGCCAGAAGTTGTAGTTGATCCAGTTGCAATCACAGCCGCGATCATGGAAGCAGTTGCTGACATGCCAGCACCGGCACCGGAATTCGCACAAGCAGCCGCTGATGCAGTCGTTGAAGTTATTGCTATTGCAACAGGCGAAGAAGTTGCTCCTGCAGTAGTTCAACAAGTTGCTGAAGCAGTTGCAGTTCCTGCAGACCCAGCACTAGACGCTATCGAAGAGCGTTTAAATGTTGCCGAAGCAAAGGTTGATACACTATTGGGGAAGTAATTTCCGGCTTCCGAAGTTTTTTTGGAAGCATATTTAAATCGGGCACAAGATAGGGTGTCGCTGGAACCCGTGACCAGCAGTAGGAACTTTATGTTCCTATTTTAACGGCTAAATAATGTACACACTTAATGTGTTATAAGAATGAAAAAAACTATCGCCCTGTTTTTGTACGACCCGAAGTGCTCGGTACAGTCGGGCAATGGTATTATCCGCGCCCTCAGAAATGATTACAATTTTAAAATATTCGGCATCAACGAGTTAGAAGACGACTTCTTTGATGATGTAGATATTGTAGCTGTACCCGGGGGTTTTGGTGATGCCAGTAGTTTTGACCGAGCATTTAAGTATAGCGGCGATCGAATTAAAAAATTCATAGCCGATGGCGGTCATTACCTTGGCATCTGCATGGGTGCCTATTGGGCTGGCAAACATTATTTTGATATACTAGACAGTGTAGATGCTGTGCAGTATATTACACAACCAAATACCGACACCCGTAGACCACACGCTAAGAATATACAAATAGAATGGCTAGGCGAGTCGATGACTATGTTCTGGTATGATGGCTGTGCTTTTACGGGTTCAGGCTATTATGACACCATTGCCAAATACGCTAATGATGACCCCATGGCCATTATACAGAACCGTATCGGCCTAATTGGTGCGCACCCTGAAAGTGAACAGTTTTGGTATGACGGCTACAGCTGGATGCAGGGTAAATACCACAATGGACTGCATCATCAACTGTTATTAGACTTTGTTCGTCTTTTGGCAAAACAATAACTTGACTAACTAAATACAATGCCGTATAATAGCGGTATAGTTGTAATCCCTTCAAAGTGAAGACATTCTGGACGCGGGGGCAGTACCCGCCAGGTCCACCATAAAGTATATTACTAAGAGTCCAGGTTCAGAGCGTGGCATAGTGTACTTTATAATGGGCCTGCCAAAGTTTCGACAGGGTGAGATAATAGAGACGGCAACTCAGTAGGCGATGACTGTAAATCAAGCAAATCTAGTAAATGCAAACGCAAATACATTTGAGTATTTCCAAGTTGGCTTCGACATTTCAGCAATGAATGACGAGCAATTTGAAATCGCAGCCTAAGAAACTGCAACTCCGGGGTAGGACTTACCTTGTAAAATAAACAACCAGAACCCGCTTCGGCGGGTTTCTTTATGGTTGACCTTGCAGATAATATTGTGTTACAATTGCTAGATGAATCAATACTATCACGATCTAAGTGCAGAATGGAATTACACTTCCACCAGCTCATCGTCTACTGGGTACGAGTCAGTGTATCCACAGTTGATCAAATTGGGCAAGGATAGGTGGATCAAAGAAACCGAAGAAGGTCGTGCAGCCATAGAGAAAGAAGTATTTGATATATATCGAAATGTGGGCATACTGCCCATAACCTACTACAGTCTCGATGGATGCCGAGATGAAATACTAACTCTCAGAAACAAAAAATCTCGAGTACAGAATGGTGCTATTCCTGTAGGCAATACCGCAGGACTAAGTCTTAGTAGATTCTGGTTCCCCAACATGCAAGAAGCATCTAGTGCAGGTAGTAATAATGTCAGCCTCCGTAGTAGATTTCACAATGATCGAAAACTGGCCCGAGCCATTAATCTCTGTTACAAATATAGAGACGAGGGAGAGAAAACAGTACTGCCGGTCAACATACGCCGCGCTTTAGAATTGGTCAATGGCGGCACCATACAAAATTTCAAACCGCAAAATGCCGCAGCCATTTGGGAATACATTTGCCCGGTCATGTGGGGTCGAGTACTGGACTTCAGTAGCGGCTATGGTGGCAGAATGTTGGGTGCCATGACCAGCAGCATGCGCTATCACTATACCGGTATTGATCCCAACACCAAAACCTATACAGGATTAACTGCGTTGGGAGACCTGTGCAATGATGTGATTGGTACTGAATATGAAATGCATCATGTGGGCAGTGAAGATTTTGTCGCCACTAGTGACATTTCATATGACGCAGCGTTCTCAAGTCCACCGTACTTTAATCTAGAAGTCTACAGTGACGAACCCACACAATGTATGAACCGTTACAGTGAAAGAGAAATATGGTTTGAGCAGTATGTGGAACCAACACTAAGAATGTTGCATACTAGTCTAGCAGACGACGCATTATATGCTGTGAACATTGCGGACTACAAGGTTGGCAAAACTGAAACTAAAATCGTAGAAACTTGGTTAGAACTGAGTAGAAAACTGGGGTTCGTGCATGTTGAAACTGTTCAAATGATGTTGAATGTTCGTCCGGGAGTGGGCAACAACAAACAGGAAAATGCCTTCAAAAGCGAAGGCATCTATATTTTTAAGAAATAAATAATTGTCTAAACGGTCATAAAGACCATTAAAAAGGAAATAGAAATGAAGAAAATTTTAACAGGTTTGTTTGCATTGGCAATCAGTGGAGCAGTATTTGCTGGATCAGTAACAATCGAAGGTGCTCAGTTAGACACTAAAAACGGCGGTAAAGATCAAAAAAATATCAATTTCACATTGAGTGAGTCAATCAACAACACTTTCAGTGTTCACGCTGAAGCGTCGTCTACACAAACTGATATCACAAATGCAGTTAGTACACGAGCAGAAGTTGGTGCTACTGCAACTGTTCCGTTGTATGGACCGGTTCTTGGATATACCAAAGTGGCTATTGGTAACAAATACAGTACCAGTGGACAGTTTGCATATTATTCAGTAGAGCCAGGGATTAAAGCTCCAATTGGCAACACTGGTCTCACAGCACAAGCAGGATATCGTTTCCGTACTGCTGTCAGCAATCCCAATGTAAACAACGACACAACTGACACAGTTCGTCTTGGTGTTGCCTATGCAATCAACAAGCAACATGCAGTTGGCATGCGTTTCGACAGAATTGTAGGTGATTCTCGTCAAAATGGTTACAATGTGTTTTACACACGCTCATTCTAATCTAACTTAGAATAGTTTAAAAGGACCTTTGGGTCCTTTTATTTTGGCTCTTCGTCAAAACCGAAAGACTTATTTTGGCTAATACTGTATAATAGCGTTACACACATACAGTACAGCGCGACATAAGGGTGGCGGGCCGGGTAGCAATTCCGCTGGATAAGGTTCTGAAGTGTGACCCAATGTCCAATTCTTTCTCCGCAAAAGACTTTCAAGCACTACCTCAAGCCGCGACTTGAGATGCCTATAAAACGCCAGTCCCTTGACTGTTCACGTTTGCTTGATCGAAAAAAGGTTGCAGGAATTTGTCAGCGCATCCATGACTGAAATTGGCACCGAGTCAGTCTTAAAAATCGTAGTAGGTGGGGTAAGGTACAGAGCCCAGAGATGCCAATTCCAAAAATACCTACAGCCACAAGTGTGTCCGAGCAACTCAACAAACACGATTACGGCGCTCATTTACTGGGTGCCGTATGACTTCACAATCTAACAAAACTTCAAATTATCTTGCTAATTAATAAGAAGAAAAAATAAAGCGAAACGACAGTTGAAGCTTTGGGCTTTAGCAAAGCCCTTATTGATTTTTGCTATGATCATTATTAAAATAATTATAGGAGAAATCTATTAAAACTGTTGCTCTTAGAGTTAAATACTATTATAATAGAACTAAGACAAACACACATCAAGGAGAATTTATGTCTATCACAATTAAAAACTTAGAGTCGGCTCTAGCTGGTGAAAGCCAAGCACATGTCAAATATCGTTACTTTGCTCGTATTGCTCGAGCAGAAGGGTTTGAAGATGTTGCTCGTCATTTTGAACATACAGCAGATCAAGAACTCAAACACGCATGGGGTCATTTGGAATTGCTAATCGGCACGCCAAGTACTAAGGAGTGTTTGGAAAAGGCCATCGAAGGCGAAACTTACGAATTCACCACTATGTATCCCAACTTTAGAGATGATGCTGCTCACGAAGGCAATGCTGCCGCAGTAATCGAAGCAACCTCACAGATTGAAGAAAGCCGCGAACACGCTGCTGAATTTGCCAAAGTGTTGACCAAGGCAGAAAGACGCTTTGCAGCATTGAAGAGAGTTGAACAGCGTCACGCCGACGCATATACAAAAGTATTGGAGACACTATAATGGAACATGTATGTATTGTATGTGGACATGTCCACGATGAGGCAACAGAAGGTGTGTGGGATGAATTGCCAGCGGACTTTCTGTGTCCCGAATGCGGTGTAGGCAAAGACGATTACGAAGAAGTTTTATTCTAAAGTTGCAAAAACGCCACATTATCCCGGTGGTATTGACAACTTGTATAAATAAACTTATAATAGAGTCTGTGTTAGAGAGTACCAAGGCAATACAGTGTTGTAGAAATACAACAAATCAAGTTAACCAAAAGTAGTTGACAAGTGTGGTAAAAGACACTATAATAAACACATACAGCAAGCAATGGTGCTTGCTGTATCAAAGGATAAATGAGAAACAAAATGCAATCAAATTTTAGACAACATCAGTTTAATACGATGCCCAAACAGGTAGGCGTTATAGCCTCTTATTGGTCAGCGATTAACGGCGGAAGTCTATCATTAGATCGCACACCAGAGATTTGCTCGGGGTCCCAGGAGACCAAATTGTAACTAGATTACACTTTAACTTCCAAGGACCCCAGGATTAAGAACCCTGGGGTTTTTTGTTTTGTGGAAACGGAACATGAAAGAAATAGATAGGAAGAAACAGCAAGAGGCAAAGTTTATACAAAAGTACACTATGACTCCGCAAGATTTCAAAAGAATGATTGCAGAGAAAGTAGAGCGTAATAGAGTATACAGCAATGCAGTTAGAAAGCGCGAGATTGCTCAAGAGTGATTGTGGACCGCAAAGTGTGAAGATACCAGTAACGAGGACTGGGCTAGGCACTATAAACATCTAGCAAACGGGCGGACTAGTGGATGGCATTCCCTCTTGTGGGAAGAAAATACTAGTTATTAAAACAAATTGGTTCCTTCCACCACTGAAGTGGATAGGTTGCATAGCGATACAGTTTGTTTTAATAAGCACATTCTTTATGATCGGACATAGTCTGCTTATGGACTAGGGGTTCCTGGTTGTGAGTGTGTTAACAAATTGGAGTGTGTTCCCCATTGCCGGCTGTAACCCGGTAGGCATATTAAGTGGGGTGGCGCCAAGTGGTTCGATTCCATCACGCTCCACCAAAATTTTGCGACTGTAACTCAGTGGATTAGAGTACTTGCCTACGAAGCAGGGAGCCGGAGGTTCAAGTCCTTCCAGTCGCGCCAGAATATGGCCTACTAGCTCAGTGGTAGAGCACCGTCTTGATAAGGCGTAGGTCCTTGGTCCGATTCCAAGGTAGGCTACCAATTTTTATATCCTGCTAGATTACTGGCTAGATCAACACCCTTTCAAGGTGTAGGAACGGGATCGATACCCGTGCAGGATACCAATATGCCGTTGTGGCTCTCTGGGAGAGTGACTCGTTGTCTGCGAGACTTAGGCGGGTTCGATTCCCGTCGACGGCGCCAAATTATGGGACTTTAGCTGATGTGGTCATAGCACCGCACTTAGACATAAATAAGTGTATGGAACACTATTATCAACTAAACAACAAATGGGTATGTAAAGCATGTCAACGAGAATTTAATAGTAGGCAAGCAACAACTTCGCATATCTATAGAACACACACAAATCCAGGTATATCTTTTGGTGGACACCAAGTAGGGAAACTTGCGTGGAATAAAGGACTAAACAAAGAAACAGATGAACGAGTCGCTAACAATGCGTTAGCAGTATCTGTTTCTACTAAAGGAAGACCTGGAAGGCCGCATACAGCAGAATCCAAACGCAAGATCAGTCAAAAGTTATCTATCAATAATAAAGGTGGTAGAGCTAAATGGTATGAGGTTGCGGGACAAAAAGTTCAAGGCACCTGGGAAAGAAATGTCGCCTTAAAGTTCGAGGAGTTAGGAATAGAGTGGAAGAAACTTAAAACTAACAGAGATGTGTTAGAGTATGTAATGGATGATAAAGTCCGTTGCTATACTCCAGATTTTTTTCTACCAGCATACAATGTATTCTTAGAAGTTAAAGGGCATTGGTGGGGTAGAGATAGAGAAAAGATGGATCTTGTCCTTAAGACATATCCAGACAAAAATATTGTTATTGTTGAAAAAGAACAATACGAAAAGTTTTTGGGGGGTGAGCTAGTCTGGTGATTTCAGCGACTGCCTGAAGAGCAGTAGAACTAGGTTCGATTCCTAGACCTCCTACCAAGTTAAGGATGCGAACAGCAAATTTTAAATTCAACTTTTAATTGAAAAATAAGCATCCTGTTTTATAGTAAGGAAATCTCATGGCAAATGTCAAACAAGGTAACTTAACAAAGAGTCCTCAGTGGTGGAAACACCTCAAGGATTGGAAACGAGTGTTCTGGAAATCAGAACGCCAAGCCCAAATGCGTAATATCAACAAAGGAGAATAGCATGAAACGTGCTAAACGTTAGTGTCGCTCTAGATCCCGTATTGGTCTAGGGTTGGCACATTAAATCAATTTAATACAACTAACCCTGTGTGGCGCAATAGGTAGCGCAACTGACTCTTAATCAGAAGGTTGCCGGTTCGATTCCGGCCGCAGGGACCAATATGGGATCATAATTCAAAGGTAGAATAGTCGGCTTTTAACCGATCTATCCCGGTTCGAGTCCGGGTGGTCCTACCATATAAAAGACAATTGACAGTGAACACAGGCACAAGGGCCCTTGTAGTCTAGTAACTGGCAGTTAACAATGCCAAGTGGAAAGGAAAGGTTTTCGCGACCAACGCCGTGCCAGCAACATTGTTTTCGCAGTTGTCTTCTATATGGTACTGTAGGACAATGGTAGTCTTCCTCCTTCATACGGAGAGTGTTAGTGGTTCGAG